TCACTACAAGATTTTGATGAAGAGGTACAAGCCTTTGAAGAACTGTGGGGTTGTCCTCCTGTTGTTATCTTTGTAGATAACTTAATGGATATTGCAACTGATGGCGGTGAAGAGTTTGCTTCAATGCGAGCCATTATGAAAGAGTTAAAGTTTTTAGCACGTCATACAAACGCTGGAGTTATTGTTCTTCACCATACCAGCGAGGCAGTAGAAGGTCGTCCTTGCCAACCACGTTCTGCATTACAAGGAAAGGTAGCACAACTACCAGCCCTGATTGCAACACTTGGTGTGGTAGGAACATCAATGGCTGTAGCACCAGTAAAGAATCGTTATGGTAGGGCTGATGCTAATGCCAATATAAATGTGTGGCTTGCATTTAATCCTGAGTATATGTATATGGATGATATTCCAGAAAGCGTGTAGAGATATGATTGCAGAAGAGAATGATATGACACAAGAGATTCGTCAACTTGTGATTCTTCAAACCAAATCAGAAATAGATATGGCAGTTAAAAGGATTGAGGAAGCAAAGATTCCAGTCAAAGATGAGTGGAGTGAAGGCTTGAATATGGGTATGGATTGGGCTATTCGTATTCTTAAAAAAGATAAAAGTGCGTCTTAAGTGGTAGAGTTAAAGTTAACGCCTGAAGAAATTGAATCTTCTTTGCAATTTGTTGATGCAATGCGTAAAGATAAACAAGAGTTCAATGTTACTGATAAAAAGTTTGATGCCAACAATACATCTTGGGCTGTCAATCTTATGGGTTACCTAGGTGAACTGGCTGCTGCCAAGGTATACAAAACCACAACTGACGATAGAGTTCTAACTGGTGGTGATGCTGGGCACGATTTAGTTATAGATGGTAAGACTTATCAAGTCAAGACTACGGTAACCAAAGAACTTATATTCAATAGCAAAGAATTATTTACAGCAGATTATGCAATACTTGTGACTCTTATTGGAGATAGAACTCAACCACATATTAATTCAAGGTTCATAGTGTGGGGTGATATATCAAGAGATAAGTTTCTTAAAGTATGTTATGAAAAAGATTTTGGTTATGGTGTTAGATATGTATGTGAGATAGATGATTTAATTCAGGTTACAAATGGCTAACCCAAATGGACGTAAAGGTTCAAAGTTTGAGATAGATGTCCTCAAGTTTTTTAGAAAGACAGGGCTTTGGATAGAGAGATTAACCAAGGCTGGGGCTAATGATGAGGGTGATTTAGTTACTATTATTGCTGGTAAAACCTACATCTTAGAACTTAAGAATGTAAAAAAGATTGATTTACCTAGGTTTTGGGAAGAGGCAGAAGTAGAAGCAATTAACTACGCCAAGGCTAGGGATTTACAGGAAGTTCCGCTTCATTATGTTATAGTTAAGCGCAGGAATACATCAATAGATAGGGCTTGGGTGGTCCAAGATTTAACCCAATGGTTAAAGGAGAAAACAGAAAATGGTGATAACAATTGATAACGACCTACCAAGCATCAAAGAAATCCTCATACATTACGGAGCAAAGTTCAGAAACAATCACGGTCAAGTCAACCTCCGTTGTCCATTCCACTCAGACACCCACCAGTCTGGAAGTGCAAACCTTGATAAAAATATTTTTATATGTTTCGCCTGTGGAGTACAGGGAAATAGTTTACAAGTCATTTCAAAGTACGAAGGAGTAAATATTCGTGAAGCAAAGCGTATCGCAGAAGGAATTGTTGGGGAAAGCAACGGAGAAGTACAGTCAAAACATTTATCAGGCGGAAGATTACCTAAGGCAAAGAGGAATTCCACTAGAAGTAGCACGGCTGGCGCGATTAGGCGTAGTCGCGGAGCCTGAACTTGGGCACGAAGCATTCATTGGAAGGTTATCTATCCCGTATATCACCAAGACTGGTGTTGTTGACTTGCGATTTAGGTCTCTTAATCCTGCTGTTGAGCCTAAGTATATGGGGTTAACTGGTGCAGAAACTAAAATGTACAACGTGCTTGATGTTGATAAGGCTAACGATATTATCGGAGTGTGTGAGGGTGAACTAGATACTCTTACTATGTCTGCTTGTGTTGGCATTCCTTGTGTTGGTGTACCTGGTGCTAACTCTTGGAAAAAACATTACACAAGATTGCTTGCAGATTTTCAGAGAGTCTTTGTCTTTGCAGATGGCGACCAACCTGGCACAGAGTTTGCCCGTAGTCTGGCTCGTGAACTACCCGTAACTATAGTACAAATGCCTGACGGTGGAGATGTTAACTCTGTCTATGTATCAGAAGGTGCTGACTTTATATTAAGGAAAGTAAATTCATAATGCTAGACGATTACCATTGTGAAAACTGTAATAGAAGTTTTGATAATGGCTTCGAGTTCGTTGAACACTTTATGGAAGAAGAGTGTGATGATGTCTTTGACCCTTATCTAATCCTACCTAATGGGGTTAAGTTACAGGTCGGTTCATTACTCAGATTTATTTTTGACCACGCCGAACAACCTGAACAGATTAGAAAGATAAGTGAATCTACTTATGTGACTTTATTTGCAGCAGAAAATCAGGCAGAAGAAGTAGAAGAAATGATTAAAGATATGGTGGTTAGTTCGGAAATGTTGAAGTTTGATGATAGTCTTAAGACACTATTAGAACAGGCAGACCCAGATGATATTGAAGGAGAACAAGATGGTGAGTAATAGTTCAAACAAATTTGAAAAAGATGTAAGAGCAGTAATGCAAGAGTTGGGTGACTTGTTGATTCAGAAACATTATGACTATGGTCCTAAGAATATTGCTGAGTCTCCTGGTGGTCCAATCAACGGATTACGTGTGCGTATGTGGGACAAACTAGCCCGTATTAATAACTTATTTGATAAGAAAAGAGAAGCAGTAAATGAACCACTAGAGGATTCATTTAAAGACTTAGCAAACTATGGAGTCATAGGGCTTTTAGTCTTAAGAGATAAGTGGGATAAGTGAGAGAGCAAGAACTATTTGATTGGCTTAAAGTAGAATACTTTCCAGACCTTGAACATTCTCCAAATGAATATGATGGATTTGATTGTATAACTGCAGAGAATAAAATGTTTATAGAGTTAAAGTCAAGGCATACTCACTACCCAACCCTACTTATTGAGAAGAAGAAGTATGATTTTTTATTGGAAAAATCTTCCGTCTTAAGTTACAACCCTTACTACATAAACTCCACACCAGAAGGTGTATGGTCTTTTGATTTAAATGATATGCCTGAACTTGAGTGGGCAGAGAAACGATTACCTATTACTACTGAGTTTACTAACACAAGTTATACAATGAAAGTAGTTGGCTTCCTCCCTGTCGAAAAGGGAAATAAACTTAAATGAATTGGGACGAAGTAAAGAAGTGGGATTATATTGTAGATACAGTAGCCTCAGAATACAATAGGAAGTTTAATATGGTAGAGGTTGCTGACTTAAGACAGGCATTATGGTTATGGTTTGCTGAACACCCAAACAAATTAAAAGAATGGGAAGCAAAGGGTGAGCGTGATGCAAAGAACTTAATCTATAAGTCGCTTAGAAATCAGGCTATTGATTATTGCCAACGCTGGAAGGCTAAGTCTGTTGGCTATGATGTTAGTGATTTATTTTATTACACATCTGAAATTGTAGAAACTATATTACCTGCTGTCTTAAGACAAGAGTTTGGTGTGTCACATAAATTAAATCTTGGTGGACCTGGACGTCCTAGTGCACCATCAGAAGGTGGAAACTTAGTAGTGCTTATGCTTGAGGTTGACTATGCATTCTGGAAATTAAATAAAGAAGACAGACGCATATTGTTTATGCGCCACGCAGAGTCATTAGACTTTAAAGAGATTGCTAATGTCTTAAGTCTTGGGTCTGAAGACACATCTCGTATGAGACACAAGAGGGCTATAGGTAAATTAGTTCGCAGACTAGGTGGATACAAGCCATACAATGATAAAGATTTTGTTGAGTCAGAGGAATCTGAAGAGGAAGAATCACCCTTACAAGGTGAACAATAGGGCATTTTGCCCCGTTTTTTCCCTTGTCTTTCAAAGGTTTTGCCACATTTAGGACAGACTAATTCAATCATCTGTTGTCCGTCTTATAAAATCCTGTGCCCTTGAACTGAACAGGTAGTGGAGTAAATACTCTATCTGCATTATTGCCACATACACAGTTAACATCTTGGCTTCGTTCATCTACAGTTCTACTTAAGACATAAACTGCTTTACATTTATTACATCTATACTCATAAGTTGGCATTTATATTTCCTCGTCTATAGGTGTTGGTGCAGTTGCTATTGCTCCACAAACTACACAAGTCTGTCTTAAGTCGTACCAACTAACACTTCTTTCTTCTGCGTCCCACATTACATTTACTTGCCACAGTTTAGAACCGCAGACACAAACCATAATTGGTCTGCCAGTTAAATCTAACATCAATAATAATTCCTTTTTAAATGAAAGTTCCACGCCTTGCAGGGTGTGGTATACCTATGCTTAATATATTTATACGCTCTTAGAATCTGAATCTCTGGGATATTAGATTTCTCACCTAACACTTGTCCTATTCCATATGCAGTTGACTTGGGGTTGTCTGCAAAATGGTCGAACCTTGACTCGGCTGTAAATAATTTAGAGATGCAACTCCATTGTTTATCCTTCCAGCCATACCCAGCCCAAGCAAACTCTTTAGCCAACACTTTGTTGGCTTTCTTCTGTTCCATTGTAGCCTTTAATGGCTTTGGATTGAGGGATTTAGAGGGTGCGCCTGTTTTGTTTACAGAGAATAAAGTTAAAGTGATAACCAATAAGGCTAGGAATATCACCTTAAACTTTAAGCCAACTTTCTTTCTGCCCTTAGTTTTCTTCTGTTGTGTTCTGATAGCCCGCCCCATACACCAAACCTTTCGTCGTTGTCTAATGAATACTTTAAACATTCCTGTTTAACATCACAGACTTTGCATATTTTTTTGACCTTTGTTACATCATCTCCCTTTTCAGGGAAGAATAAATCAGGGTCTACCTCAGCGCACAAGGCTCTCTTTGTCCAATCAGGTGGCATTAACACCTCAGCAAGATTCAATTATTTACCGCCTTAAGTTGTAATACTGGCAAAACATTTACACATTGACCACTATGGCTGTCTTGAAATACCTCCTCAGCCCTGTATTGCAGGGAATATAGTATCTCATCTTGCTTATTAGGGTCATATAAGTCGAAGTTTTCTGGTAATAATTCCTCCTTTACCCATACATCTACCACTCTTACGCCCTTTGTTTCATAGGTTATTCTGTATTGTTTCATAATTAATCTAAGTCCTCCCACATTCTGTCAGGTTCTCCGTCGCCAGCGTGTGCTTGCTCTGGGTCGTGCCGTTCGCCACAATCATCACACATTTCATATCCATAATATGCCACGTCATCTTCTAATCTTGGCTCAGGCATTTGCTTCTACTTTCGGGCAGTCATCATAAGGAAATTGTTCTTGCTCTTCACACGCACACCAATTAAATCTTTCTACTTGTGTGACGTGTGTTAGTTGTGCCAACTCTCCCCAACTTATTGAATCGTCAAGCATTACTCTCCTCCTCATTCTTTACCAAATCATTTATACTTGGCTCGTTTAATTCCTTGTACATTGGTGCAAGTAGTTTCTGTGAAAACTCGTTGACCCTATTGTAATACCAGAACTCCCAATCATCTTTGTCTATCATTTATTTACTCCCGTCTTAAGTTGTGTAAGTTTTTTTGCACTTTCTATAAGTGAACCCCAGTTAAACTCTTCCCAACCGCAATCAATGCAACCATTATCAGGGTCACTTAATTGCCAGCCACACTTACTACATATCTTACCTATCATTTTATTTCTCCTATCAGTTGTTCTGTTTGTAGTTCTGCATTCTCAAATATATCGTAGATTGTCTCATCAAAGAAACAATCCTTGGCATATTCCTTGGCTTTTTCTTCGCTCTCTGCCTGTATCTCGTAAGAAATCGGCACTAACTCTACCGTTATCCTATAGTTTTTCATTTGTCTTCCTGTCTTAAGACTTGATTAAGTAAAACCATAATGTTTGTTTTAGTACTCATTGTAGTTGCATATCTTCCATTCTTAAATAGATGATACTCACCCCCACTATGACGTGCTTCCCATACATTACCTTCTTCATCTGAACCACACGCTACGTTATAGCCTGTGTCTGTGTAACTTGCTACCATTTATTTTCTCCTGTCTTAAGTCGTATTTATCCGTAAACTAACTCGCCGAAGATTGCATACTGCACAATTAAATCTCCGAAACAAGCGTCGTAATCTTGCGTGTCTAGTGGGTAATTTCCACAATGAGTTTGACCTGCTTTGATTGCTAGTTCATACCCCCTGCGCAAGTCTTCCACCTCGACGACGTAAGACTTTTCTTCTATGCTGTCGTACACTCTTACGGCTTGAGGGTTTGGCGTAAGTTCACCGTTAACTCTTTTCCATAAGTCTATTCCTTGGTAGTTTGGTTTGCGTAATTTCCTGCACCAGTAGTACATTCCTGCACCGTCGCAACCCCAGACCGCTTCCCATAGTTCATTAACTGTAAAGGTTTTACTAATTGTTAACGTTTCTTCTGCGCTCATACCTTCTCCCGTCCTTTTGTTGCTTAACTATTGCACTATTTGTTTTTGGAATCAAGGGTTTTGTTTGTGAATTGTCTCTCACGTCTTAAGTCGTAGCCGTGCCCGCACTCTGAGATTAAGACGAGGCAATCTCCACAATAAACTTGGTTTGTATTTGCCATTTCTAGCCTCCTGTCGTTGCTCTTATTTGTAAAGTAAATCAAGGCAGAATTGAGAAAGGTTTTCAAATTCCACTTTGCATTGGTCGGGTGTTGTGATGTCGTTTAGTAGCCAGATAATCGCTAGCCCTAGGGCGGTCAAGATTACCGCCCTTATTCTGCGTCCTCGTTTAGTTAGTTTCAATTACTGACTCCCGTCTTAAGTCGTAAGTCTTGTTCTTCCTTGAAGTTTTCTTGGATAGTTTCGCCCCACTTTTTAAAACGTTTGTACTCTCTAACCTTGACGTAGATTGTAGGACTCTCGCCGTCGTCGTAGCCTTCGATAGCCCCGCGTCCTTGGTAGCCCTCCTCAATCCAGCCTAGAACTTGACCGCTTGCCGTTGTCCTTAGCCAACCTCTGCGGGGGTTTCCGTTTATGTCGTTATCTGTTGCGATTTTAATTAACATTAGTTAGCCTCTGTCTTAAGTTGTATATAGTGGCGGGCTATATCATCAAACACGCTACAACCCCAGCCAATAAGCATTTGACTAATCAATAAAGACCCGACCTCGTGCCCGTTTTCTTTTTCACGTTCTACAACTTGGGAAATGTAGGTTTCAAACTCCGCTTTCAATACGTCGCTCAATCCCGAAACATTTTTTACCTTGGTTTCTTGCTTGTCCATTATCTCGGTGTAAGCGTTGAAATCGTTATCAACTACTAAGCAATAGTCAGAGACGAATTGCTCCCTTGATGTCGTTGTAATTGCTTGCATTTTTTTCTCCTATCTTAAAAGGTAAAGGCTTGTCCCTTACCTAGTGCCCTAATGGTATCGTGAATACCTGAAGTCTTTAACTTTTTAGGGCTGTGAATTGAATCACATTTTCCGTCTTAAGTTGTATTTAGTTTCCTATCTTGTGAATGAAAGGCTCGAACTTTAGAACTCTGCTTGAGCCGTCCTTTAAAGAGTTTAACTCTGCAATTTGAGAGTTAATTTCTTCTATACTTTTTGCGGTTAACTCTCCAGATTTGACCAAGGAACCTTGCCAAATTGTGTAAGTGATTTTCATTAGTTTACCTCCTTTTCTGCCCAAGTAATAGAGTGATTTAGTTTTGATAGCATTTTGGCTAGTTCTTCGGTTTTGCTATCTCCCCAAGTTCCTACACGGTAAGACTCCACACAATTACGGATTAGATAAAGTTCCTTCTTGGTGAGTTCTAACTTAGTCATTTCTTTCTCCTGTCTTAATTGGTTAGGGCTTTTCCCTAACTCGTGCCCCCGCTAGGTCTTGAATCTGCGCCCTCTGGTTAAGGGTGCGGGGGCTTTCTTTCTAGTTGTCGTCTCCCTCTGATTCCTCGGTCTTGAACTCGGTTTCGCAATCTTGGCAGATTGGGGCACATTTCTCTAGTGTCTTAAGACTTAGGCGGATTTTCTCCCCACATTCGCACTTAGCCACTAATAGATTCTTATTGCGTCCCTTAGGGGCAGATTCTGATTCTTGAATTGCGGTGATTTTTAAAGCCTCCTCGATTATGTTAAAAGCCTCTGCCCATCTTTCCTTGCTTTCTGGTGTTAATGTAGTTAGGGCAAATCCGAAACGCTTAACTTTTTCGGTCTTAAGACCTAAGCCCTCCGCAACTTTTGCGAATTGCTTGTTGTGGTATTGCTCATCTGTGCAATCTTTAACGCCGTTCTTGTAATTGATTGAGTGGCTTATCTCGTGCAATAAAGTGGCAAGAACACCCTCCGCGCCGTTCTTGAAAAAATCGGCGTTGAACATAATCTCGTTAAAAGATTCTTCTCCAGATTTCCAAGGCTTGTAATGTGTAAAGTGTGCTTTTTTGCCCTTGGTGTTTCTGGTGATTGTGATAGTGGCGCGGGGTGCGTCGGTTTCCTTTTTGATAATCTCGTGAGCCTTTTCTAATGCGGTGGTGATAGGGCTTAGAGATTCGGTCTTTAGTTGAAAGATGTTTTCAACTTTTGCGGTCTTTCTTGTTGTTGCGGTTTTCATTTGGTTCTCCTGTCTTTCTTGATTTGCCTAGGCTCATCAGTAGGGGCTTTTCCCCTAGACGCCCCTCGCGGGGCGTTTCGCCGATTACTTTACTTTTTCACCTGTCTTCAAATTGTACTCGATTCCATAAGTTCCACCTTGGCGGATAATCTTAGAAAAGTTGAAATACTCTTCATAAGTTTTAAAGAAAACATAAGCGTCGTTTCCTTGATTGTCGGTGATTGTTAAAACGATTGAAGAAGAACCGTCTAACTCTTTTACGCTTACTGTTTCTGGTCTATGTATTGATACGTTCATTTCGTGCTCCTGTCGTTTCTGTCTTAAGTGGGCTTTTCCCACTAGGAAAAAGGTATCAGAAAAAAAGGAAAGTCTCTACATTTCCTACCAATCGGCGTGTGAATTGCCTCACACTATTCCCTCTCGGATTATGAGATTAATCTTCTCAATATATGAGACGGGCATATCGGGATTCCATTCCTACCCCCCGCGAAAAAGGGGAGGGGAGAGAGTCACCAATCGTTCAAATGATTGTGCGTTCATTCCTTGCCAGAAATCTGGATTTAAATATAACTTTACATAATATTAATCACATCTAAGTAAGTAGATATGTCTTAAGACGGGAAGAGGTAGGTCAAAAAAGGGTAAGGGCAGAATCTTTGAGGGTACATTGTTTAAAAAAGTGGGGCGAAACTATCCAAGAAAACTTCAAGGAAGAACAAGACTTACGACTTAAGACGGGAGTCAGTAATTGAAACTAACTAAACGAGGACGCA